GGCTGACACAAATCGCATACGAGTCAGGTGGTTTCACTAAGTTTGAGGAAAACCTTGGCTACTCTGCATCCCGCCTCTTGCAAATCTTTCCCACGCACTTCACCCAAGATGAATCCAAAGTCTATGAGCACCATCCCGACAAGATAGGCGCACGCGTCTACGCCAATCGCTACGGCAACGGGGATGAAGCATCGGGGGAGGGGTACTTGTTCAGGGGCAGAGGGGTGATTCAAATAACTTTCAAGGACAACTACAGAGCGTATGGAAACGCCATCGGACTTGGTGGTGAAGTCGTAGCGAATCCTCATCTTTTGTCTGAACCCGATATGGCTGTCGAGAGTGCTGGCTGGTACTGGCATTCCCGTGGATGCAACGAATTAGCCGATGCAAACGACTTCGATGGCGTCACCCACAAGATAAACGGTGGCTTCAACGGATTAGCTGAAAGGAAGGCTTTGTTCGCAACGGTTCAATTGGCGTTTTCTAATTGACTACCTAAAGAGTATCAATAAACTGATTTAGTAGTTTTACGAGGAAACTGGCATATCCTCTCCGAATCGAATCCAAAGAATTGGAGAGTTAGATGAACAACATTTACGCAGAGATTTGCAAGGTCAATCCTGAAACCCGCATGGTGTATGGCTATGCGAGCACGGAAGCCCTTGATGTGCAGGGTGAGAGAGTCAGCAAAGACGCGCTTGCCAAAGCACTACCCGCGTACATGAAGTTCGCCAACATCCGCGAAATGCACCAACCCTCTGCCGTTGGTGTTGCCAAGCAAGCCACATTGGATGAGAAGGGCTTGTACCTCTCGGCAAAGGTGGTGGATGACATCGCTTGGAACAAAGTCAAGGAGGGTGTCTACAAAGGCTTCTCCATTGGAGGCAAGACCGTCTCCAAAGTGGACGACACCATCACCGAGCTGCGGTTATCCGAAATCAGCTTGGTTGATAGACCCGCCAACCCCGAAGCAATCATTGAAGTTTGGAAAGCCGATGGCATTGAACCTTTGACAGGTGCAGCAGCCATCAATGCTTTGGCTGAACTCATTGATGCAGGAAAAGTCAAACCTGAACAGCTCTTGGCATTCGCCAAAGCACAAGACCCTGACTCACCTGAATCGCAAACCGAAATCCCATTAGACACACCCATGAATCAGAACCAATCACAAACACCTCAAGGGGAAGCAAATGAAGTTGCTGACAGCCAAACTAATTCTCAAACTCCTGAGTCCACTGTGGATGTGGTCAACGCTGATAGTCCAGCAAGCACAGACGCCCCCAGTGAAGGCGCAGTGAGCAAGTCAGACGCATTGGCAAAGTACGCGGGCGAGGAAATCTATGACGCTGCACTGGCTATTCAAGCCTTGAGTGCCGTCTACAACCTTTTCCTCAACGAGTCCACCGAAGATGAACAACAGCCTGACCAAATCGCTGCTCTTACTGCCGTTATTGACAACCTCAAGCGATTTATCGCAAGCGAGATTGCTGAAGACAACAGTGAAGATGCCAATGGAGATAACGCTGTTATGCCTTCCATTGCGATGTCCGACTCAGAATCCGATATTGGGAAAGCGGGCAAAGAAATCTCATCCAAGAATCTAGCCAAAGTCCAAGCCCTGCACGACACCTGCATCTCTATGGGTGCAAAGTGCGCCAAGGGTGATGACATGGAAAACGCAGACAAGGGTGGCGACATCGCCAAGGTCGAGAGCGTGTTGAGCAAATTCCTTGAACTCGAAGGTGCATTTGCCAAGATGTCTGACCACACCAAAGTGCTGGAAGCCCAAATCAAACGCTTCAACGATATGCCCGCTGCACCCAAGGGTGCTTTGCGTTCGTTCAACAAGAACGATGACTCAGAGACGGCAACGTCTATCGAGAAGTACACGGTTTATGACGGTGGCGGCAACGTCAACGAAGCAGCATCCCTTATCAAGCAGATTCATAAAACAGGCGGGATTGTTGGCAGGTAAGCCAATCGATACCCATTCATTCACCAACATTCAACTCACTCGCTCAAACCATAAAGGAGCACACCATGTCCGCAACTCAAGAAACTCTTGACCTCATTAAGGTCGCGCAATCTAGCCCCGATGACTTGATTAAGTCGTTCGTGCAGCCTAGCACCTCGACCACTGGTTTTCAGACCTATAACTTGGAAGCCCCTTCCAAGAAGCTCTACCCCATCCTCACACCCTTGCGTAACGAAATCCCTCGCGTGCAAGGCGGCTTTGCTACTCAAGCCAACTGGAAAACAGTCACCAACATCAACGTGAACAACACCCGCGCTGGTTTGGGTGAAGGTCAACGCGGTGGTTTGATTGACTACACATTGAATGAGAACTTTGCTGCATTCCGTGGCTATGGTTTGGAAAACAACGTGACTTTCGAAGCCAACTACGCTGCCAAGAACTTTGAAGACATCAAAGCCCTCGCAGTGCAGCAATCCTTGCAGGGCTTGATGGTTCAAGAGGAGCGTTTGATTTTGGGTGGCAACACTTCAGTGCCTATGCACACCACACCAACGCCAACCGTTGCCAACATCACTGGTCTAGGCAACTACACCACTGCAACTTACAGCGTCATTTGCGTCGCTTTGGGCTTGCAAGCCTACCTTGATGCAGTCGGTGTGAACAACGGCTCTACTGGCACTTCCTTCAATGCTGCGACCTCTATCGTGGTGGGTCAAATCACTCGCACCAACGCGGATGGCACGACTACTACCTTTGGCGGTGGTTCAGCACAGCAGTCAGCAGCTACCACTGTGTCACAAACTTCAGGCGACTCATTGAGTGCGTCTGTAGCTGTGGTCAACGGTGCTGTCGGTTACGCATGGTTCATTGGTTTGGCTGGTGCAGAGAAATTGAACGGCATCACCTCCATCAATAGCTTTGTGTCCCATGCTGTCTCAGCAGTCGGTGCTCAATTGGCTTCGACTCTTGCTGTGAGTGACAACTCGACCTCTACTTTGGACTTTGATGGTTTGCTCTATCAAGCCTTCAAAACAGGTTCAGGCGCATTCATCAACAACCTTGCCACTGGCACAGTGGGCGTGGGCACTAAGCTCACCTCTGACGGTGCTGGCGGTATTGCTGAGTTTGAATCTGCTTTCGTGAACTTCTACAACAAATATCGTTTGTCACCAACGACTATTTATGTGTCTTCACAAGAGCTGGTCAGCATCACCAAGTTGATTATTGGTAACAGCGGTGCTCCATTGCTGCGTTTGACCACTGACGCTGCAAACCCTGCTGCGATTCAAGGCGGTTTGACGGTTGGTCAGTATTTGAACAAAGTCACTGGTACGCAAGTCCAAGTCCGTGTGCATCCAAACATGCCCGCTGGCACGATTTTCTTCTACACCAAAGACCTGCCTTACCCAATGAGCAATGTGTCAAACACTTGCCAAATGTTGATGCGTCAAGACTACTACCAAATTGAGTATCCACTTCGTACCCGCAAGTACGAATACGGTACTTATGCCGATGGCGTCTTGCAGCACTATGCACCGTTCTCGATGGGCATTATCAACAACGTCGCTCCCGCTTGATGACACCAAACCCGCCCCTCGCAAGGGGGGCGAGTCTATGGAGAAAAAGACAAATGCCAAAAATTCAAAGTAAGCACGGAAGTGCAACGGTTTGCCATGAAGGTGAACGCTTTGACGCGGATGAGAACGGCATCTTTGATGTACCAACCCATCTTGCTCAGATTCTTGAATCTCACGGTTTTGTGACCGTTGAGGAAACCGACAACTTCCCGATTCGTCGTGGTCGTCCCCGCAAAACTGCGGATGCTCCCAGTGAAGCCGTTGAAGTTGAACAACCATGAACCTTACCTCGGTCGAAAATGTCAAAGGTTACTTAGGCATTAACTCTGCCTCGGATGACGCTTTGCTCGACCGATTGGTGAGCGCAGGGAGTGGCTACATCCAATCGTGGCTTAACCGCTCCTTTGCCATTGCCACCTATACCGACACCTTTGATGGGAATGGAAGCGTCGCTCGGATGCTCTCCTCATACCCCATCACCTCAATGACGAGTGTGTTGGTCAACAACATCGCAATCCCCCTTGCTGCAGACGCGCTCTCAGTGGGCTACAGCTTCAGTCCAACGCGGGTCATCCTGCGGGGCTACAACTTTAGCAAAGGTTTGCTCAATTGCTCAGTGACCTACAAGGCAGGTTATGCCAATGTTCCACTGGAAATTGAACAGGCTTGTATTGAAATCATTGCCAATCGTTACCGCGAAAAAGACCGCATCGGTCAGGTGAGCAAGTCCTTGGCGGGTGAGGTCGTCTCATTCAGTCAAAAGGACATGCCCGACTCGGTTCGCACCATCTTGAGTAACTACAAGAAGGTCATCCCAATATGATTACCGCTGAAATCATTAGCGGCAAAAGAATCCCAACCCAATTGCTCGCTGAAGGCAAGTTGATGCAGTCTGCGGTGGCTAAGACCATGCAACGACTCGCCATTCGAATGGTCACGCTGGTCAAGACCAAACTCTCAGGCGAAGTGCTCAATGTCCGCACGGGTCGTCTGCGTCGCTCCATTCACTACTCAATGGAGAGTGCTGGAGCGGTGACCACCGTGATTGTGGGAACGAACGTGGCGTATGCACCCATCCATGAATTTGGTGGCGTCATTCCAGCCCATTTGGTTCAAGCAAGAAACGCTCAAGCCCTGCGCTTTTCGATGAACGGTAAAACCGTATTTGCAAAGAGCGCTCATATTCCTGCCATCAAGATGCCCAAGCGCTCATTCCTGCAATCAAGCCTTGAGCAATTGATGCCTGAGATGCGTCAAGCAATGGTCACCTCGGTTCAAGGCGTTATCAAGGCGGGCGTATGAGACGCGAGATTGCCTACACAGCGCTCTTTGATTTGCTGCAGACCATGAACGGGGTGACAACCTTTGGGCGGGTGCTGCCTAACTACGACGACGTTTCATCGAGTTTTCAACCTGCTTTGTATTTGACGCTCGCCACCCAAGAGGCACGCCAAACCAAAGGAATGCCAACCATCTACGCCTTGAAAGCAAAGCTGTGGATGTACGCCCATCGGGATACCAATGGGGAAGTTCCGAGCATTCAAATCAACAATTTCCTTGACCAACTCGACGCCATCCTCGCTCCCAACCCAACCCCTGACTTCACTCAAACGCTGTCAGGAAAAGTCCTCCACTGTTTCATCGATGGAGTCATAGAAACCTTTGAGGGCACGCTTGGAAATCAAGAGATTGCGGTCGTTCCCATCACCATGCAAGTCACAACTTAATTTTTTAGGAGATTCAAATGAGTCAATTCACTTTTGGTAGCGGAGTTTTATGGGGTACACCCCTTACAGATGCAACTGGAACGGCTATCGCTATTCCAACGCCCGTGCAATTTGGCACGTTGCAAGACTGCTCAGTCGATATTAGTGGCGACATCAAAGAGCTGTACGGTCAAAACCAATTTGCCGTCGCTGTCGGTCGCGGTAAAGCAAAGATTGCTGGCAAGGCGAAGTTCGCCCAACTCAACGGCACGCTCATCAACAGTTTGTTCTTTGGTCAAACCATGACCAACAGCATCATCACCGATGTCTACGATACAACTGGCATCGCAGTGCCAATCACTCCATTCACCGTTACACCAACTCCTCCGAACTCAGGCGTTTGGTCTAAGGACTTGGGCGTGCGCGATGCAACTGGTCTACCAATGACACGCGTCACAGGTACCCCAACCACAGGCAGCTATGCGTGTTCAGCTTTGGGTGTTTACCTCTTTGCCACTGCAGACACGGCAAAAATGGTTTACATCAACTATCAGTACACCGCAGTGAGCACCACAGCAACAACAGGCGCTGTATCAAACGTATTGATGGGCTATGCACCAACCTTCAAAGCTGACCTCTACATGCCCTACAACGGCAAGTCGTTGACCCTGACTTTGAACAATTGCATCTCCACCAAGATGTCCTTTGCTACCAAGCTCGATGACTTTCAAGTGATGGAGTTCGACTTCTCCGCATTTGCTGACGCTTCAGGCAATGCGCTGACTTGGGCAACAACAGACCGTTAAGTTTTTCACGCTCAGTATCACTACCAAAATAGTATCCATAGGGGAATTCAATGTCAGGCATCGTGAAATACGCAGGAGTCAAAGTCGAGTTTGCGGATGGGAGAGTTCTCACTGTCCCTCCGTTGAGCTTGGGTGCGATTCAGCAATTCCAAGAGCGAATCATGACGTTCAAAGGTGGCTTAGACAACGAAAGCATTGTTTTCGTATTGGATTTGACGACCCATGCTTTGCAGAGAAATTACCCTGAAATCACACGCGATGACGTCGCCAATGATTTAGTGGATGTCTCCAACATGGAGGGCGTAGTGGCTGCGGTGATGGACGTATCAGGATTAGCGCGAAAAAAGCAAGCAGCGGAGGAGAAGGCACAGGCGAATTAAATTGGAATGAACTCTACATCCATCTCATGCTCTCGACGGGCATGGGGATTGATGAGGTGAAGTCCCAGTTCGATTTTCCTTTGCTGAACGCTTTCAACGCTTACTCAGAGCGCTTTCCTCCGCAGCATGTATTGATAGCGGGTTATTTTGGATTCGGTAAAGAGGTAGTGACCAACAAGCCTGAAGATGTTGAAGCATTGATGGCGAGCTTTCCCCAAACGAGAACCTAAATGGCAGATATTGACCCCCTAGTCGTTAAGTTTTCCTCAGACACATCGGGACTGACCGAAGGCACAGAAACGGCATCCAAAGCCGTCCAAGACGCATTCAACAGAATGAGTGCAAGTCTCTCCAACATGGGAGAGAAGTTAAAGACAGGCGCTGATACAGGTTCAGCCTCCATGACAGGCATGGCGTCTACTGTCTCCACCGCGATGACAGGAATGGGTGCAGCCATCTCCGCAGCGCTCTTGCCCATCATGGCAATCATTGCAGCCTACAAAGCACTGGGTGCAGTTATCAATGCAACCGTTGATGAAGCCGAAGAAGTCAAAGGCTTGATGAACAGCTTTGGCATGGCTTCAGACAAAGCCTCTGAACTCAACGTCACCCTCAAGCTCTTAGGAATAGGAAGCGAAGAATACACGGGCATGGCGATGAAGATGGACAGGCAAGTCCGAAGTAATGAGGATGGATTGAAAAAGCTGGGGATGACAACCCGTGATGGCAATGGTCATCTTTTAAGCCAACAAGACCTACTCAGAAGTGGTGTCGCCACCATGATGACCTACGCTGCAGGGACTGACAGAAATGCCGCAGCGATGGCGATTTTCGGTCGCAGCGCTCAAGATGCCTACAAGCTAAACCAGCTCACCAACGAATCAATGGCGCGAGGTGCAGAGGTTGCCGCTCGATTGGGTGATGTCATGAGCGGTGAAGCGCTCGATGGTGTGCGTGCCTATCAACTCAAGATGAATGAGCTGGGAGTCGTATTCGATTCATTCATGGAAAAAATGGGAGCTGTCGTTATTCCCGTCTTGGTGAAGTTTGCTGAAAAAATCATTGAAATTGCCACAGTTTTGATGCCAGCATTCAATGTGTCAATTCAAATTGCAGGTGGACTGTTCTCAGCATTCGCAAACATTGTCACTATGGCTGTCGATGTATTGATTGGCAGTTTCTCGGTCTTGGTAGCTGCAGCAAAAACAATGGCGTTAGCTCTCTATCACGCGTTGAGCTTTGATGGAAAAGTCATTGAGTCATTCCAAGCTGGATGGCAAGAGATGCAAAACATCGCTCACAAGAGCATGAACAAAATTGTTGCCGATGCTAAGAATATGTGGAAAGACGTTGTTGCCGACGTCACAGGTGGTGGCGGTGGAACAGGCACAGCTCGGATGCCCGCAGGTGGAAACAAGCTCTATAACCATCAAGACAAAAAAGACGTCAAAGATAAGCAAGAAAAAAGTCAAATGCCTCAGTTTGAGGAGGAGCTGCTTCAAGCCAAACTCTTATACGAAGGCGAGCACAACCTCAGAGAGATGGGCAAGGTCGATGAATTAGCCTTTTGGCAAAACATCAAAGCCACCCACAAACTCTCCCAACAAGACTTGCTCTCCATTGACAAGACGATTGCAATGGACAAGCTGGAGATAAACAAGAAGGCTTTGAAGGACAGGGAGGGTTTGGCTAAAGAGGAGGTCGAATTCAACGAAAAGTTTGCCCTTGAGAAAATCAAAATCGAGGAAGAAGCCAGCAAGACGATGGTGGAGTCGGGCAAGCGCACAAAGCTCGAAGACCTCACGGCTCAAATTGGATTTGAGAATCAGCGCTACGAAATCATCGCTGCAGCTCAAGCTGCCCGCGTCACCTTGGCTGAACTCGACCCTGATAACCCCGTCGAGAAGCAAAAGCAATTGGATAAGGTGCTTGAGATTTATCAAACACACGCACTTGCATTGCAGAAACTTCAAACGAACGTCGTCAAAGAGACTGTCGCCTCCAATGAGCGAATGCTCGCGCCCATCACGAATGCAATCAGTGCTTCAGTGCAGGGCATGATTCAAGGAACGCTGACCTTGGAAAACGCCATGAAGCATTTGCTTCAGTCCATCATCGCCAGCTTCATCGATACGATGGCAAAGATGGCAACGCACTGGGTTGCCGAGCAAATGGGTGAGGTGAGTGTTGCCAAGACCTACGCTGCAATTAAGACAGGACTAATGGCATCGTCTGCAGCCACCACCACTGCGGTGAAGGCGACTGAGGCAACCGCCGTGGTAAGCGCCAACGCAGCCGAGGGCGCTTCAGGTGCAGCCGCTTCAGTGGCATCTATCCCCTTTGTTGGGTGGACGATGGTGGCAGGTGTATTCGCTGCAACGATGGCTCTCATTAAAGGCGCAATGGGGGGCGTCTCAGCAGCAGGGGGCTATGACATCCCTGCAGGTACTAACCCCGTCGCACAGCTCCACGCAAAAGAGATGGTGCTTCCCGCAAGCCAAGCCGATGTCATTCGCAACATGGCAAGTGGTGGAGGAGGTGGAGGCAGTCCCGTGAACTTCCATGTCTCAGCGATGGATGCGGATTCGGTCAAGAAGTTCTTCGCTAAAAACAAAGGTAGCTTGGTACAAGCCCTTAACCAAGCCTCCCGCAACGGTATGCAACTCAACCACAGCATGAGGACATCGTGAGCGATACCTACTTCCCCACCATGAAGGGCATCACTTGGAACGCAGTCAAGCGCCCCAAGTTTTCCTCAAAAGTCGCTGAATATGTGAGTGGCAAGGAAATCCGTGTCAGCAACTACGCCAATCCCGTTTGGGAATGGGACATGAGCTTTGAGTTCTTGCGAGCAGATACGACTAACGTGGAACTTCAAACCTTGATGGGGTTTTACTTGGCACGCAGAGGATGCTTTGATTCATTCCTCTTTGTTGACCCCAGTGAACTCAATACCGTCACTCTGTACACACTGGGAGCAGGGGACGGCATCAACATCAATTTTCAGACTACCAAGACATTTGGTGGATTCATTGAACCCGTTGGCTATTGCTTACCTTCCTCTTTGCATGTGTTCTTCACCACGGGTGGAGTGACAACGCAGCAAATGTCGGGCTGGACTTTGAACAGTACGAATCAAATTACTTTCACCGTTCCCCCCCCAATAGGCACAGACGTCAAAGCAACTTACACATGGTTTTACCGAGTGCGGTTTGGCGATGACTCGCAGGACTACTCGAACTTCATGTATCAACTATGGGAGCTGAAAAAGCTCTCCCTTCATGCGACCAAGATATGAAGACAGCGACTATTACGTTCAAGAATATTCTTGCTGCCAACAAGCAATTTGTCACGGTCGATATTTATGACATCGTGCTCACAGACGGCACTCAGTTCCATGTCACCTCATCCGATAGCAGCTTCACCTACAACGGTGTTTTCTACTCAAGTACCAGCCTTCAGCTAAGTGGCTTGGTCTACAAGCTCTCCATTGGTTTGGATGTGGATGAGCAGACCATAGACATCACTGCCTCACGCGACATGCTGGTCAACGCCATTCCCGTGATGGACTCGATTCGAAACGGTGCATTTGATTTGGCACGAATCACGCGCTCACGACTTTATGCGCTTGATTGGTCAAGTCCATTCGTGGGGGAGGTGCTACTTTTCACGGGCTATGTGTCCACGATTGATTCCATTGGGCGCTTGACTGCACAAATGAAGGTGAAATCAGATTTGGCAATCCTTGACGTCTCAATGCCAAAGCGCTTGTATCAAGCTGGCTGCATGAACGTCCTCTACGACAACCAATGCAAAGTCAACAAAAACCTATATCTCTACGCAGGTTCAACTGAGGCGGCATCAACCAAGACACTGCTGAACTGGGCTAGTGCGACAGTGGACTTTTTCGACTTAGGTGCAGTCAGCTTCACAAGCGGTTTGAATTTGAATGAAACGCGCACTATCAAGAAGTCAACGGGTGGCAGTTTGGTTCTCTCCTACCCCTTGTCCTATGTCCCTGAAATTGGAGACACATTCAATGCCATTGCTGGATGCGACAAGGTAAAGGCAACCTGCATCAACAAGTTCAACAATTTAGAAAACATGATGGCATTTCCCTTCGTGCCCGCTGCGGAGAAAGCCTTCTAATGGATACCCCCGAACAACGTGCTGCCGTGGTCGCTGAAGCCCTCACATGGAAGGGCACACCCTATCACCATCAAAGCAACATCAAGGGCGTAGGCGTCGATTGCGCGATGTTTTTGATTGAGGCGTATGGCAACGTCGGTGTCTTAAAAAAGTTTGACCCAAGACCTTATTCGAGTGATTGGTTTTTGCATCACTCGGAAGAAAAGTATCTGCAAACACTTATTCCATTTGCCAAAGAAATTTCCGTTCGAGATGCTAAAAGCGGAGACATCATCTTGATGAAGCTAGGGCGAACCTTCTCACATTCTGCAATTGTGGTGGAGGGGTCTGTTGTTATTCACGCCTACATGAAAGAGCGCATGGTGACGCTGGGCGACTTGGGGCAACTCCCGTTTACAGGTCGTGAGCTTAAGGCTTTCAACCCATTCGGGGATGTCCCCGCGAAAGGTGCGTGATGGGTGGCTTCTTTAGTTGGCTCTATGGGGGAACGAAAACTGCAGAACCCACTGCTGCCAGTGCCTTAAACATTCAAAGCTCATCGCAGGGCTATCCCATCCCCATTCTTTATGGCAAGACCAAAGTCTCAGCAAACTTGACTTGGTACGGTGACTTCACTGCCATTCGTCATGAGCAAGAAGTTGGCGGTAAAGGTGGAGGTACAACGCTTGTCAGTTACACCTACACCACAGGTGTAACGCTAGGTCAATGTGAGGGAAAGGTTCATGGATACGGAGCTGCTTGGACAGGTGCAGGTAAAACAACGGTGCAAGATTTAGGCTTCACTGAGTTTTATGGCGACTCCAATCAAGCGGCTTGGAATTACTTGAACAGTGCCCATCCTGAAGCAGCACTCAACTACAAGAACTTTGCCTACCTTGCAAACGCAACATTTGACTTGGGCACGTCGCCAAATTTGCCCGTCTTGTGGTTTGAGGTTAATGGAGCAACACCATTCAAACGCTATTACTCAGACGTCGATTGGTGTACTTACAACCCCGAAGCCCAAGAATTTTGGGGCTACATTGCTGAATACACAGACCCCCCGCCGACACCTCCACCAATCGGAACAATTGTCATAAATCGCTGGAGTGGTATCAACGCAAGTAAGTTGACTGACATTTCATTGACTTCATATTTCACTAATGCTGTTGTTGTAGACCAATGGGCTGCCGCCCAATACGATTATTCTGAAAATTGCATTTGGGCACATGCCTTTTGTCAGCATAGCAATACCGTTGAAGAAACTGTTCTTTACAAGTTAAACCCTATTACAGGCGAAGAAATTTCGCACTTTCATTGGCACACTCCAAATCAATTCAATACCTTTAATCCAAACAACGCGCACACCTCTACAGGTGGTTATAACAATGGCGGTGGTGGCTTCTACGGTTGGCATTACACAGGAACTCAATACGCAAGGGTCGCCACCTTTTGCGAAATGGATAAGGTGACATTCGCCTTAACGCCATTTACTTATGTGGGATTGACACCGCCCCTTACTGGGCATGACTATTCATGGCTTGATGCAAATGGCTTTGGTTGGTGTACTTCTACAACAGGCGTTTATCCAACTTCAATCTCGATGCTGCTCAAGTTTGACTTCTCAGCACGAACAATTACGAACGTAAGAACTTTTACCGCTTTAACTGACTTTGAGGCAAAAGGAATTGACGTAGCTAGAAATAATTTGATTGTCACTAGTTCTCATTTCAGCCAATCAAGGCTTGGAATATTTAGCCTTGACTCCATGACTTTTGGTGCTGAGTTAGTCCCACAGCTAGGCACTTACGACTATGGTGATTTGGGTTCTTACGATTCCTACCGTGATTGGTTTTGGTCTACTGGCTATAACGACAACCATCACATTGTTATCACAGCATACGCGTTGTCAACCAATACAGAGGTGTTTTCCTTAGATTTGGGTAGTGAAAGTGATGGCAGTCTGTATTACCCATTCATTCTTAGTACGGACAGCACTTATCCCTATGTTTGGCTTTTAGATTCCAATAATCCTTACGGTGGCTTTCCCAATGCTTTAACGAGAATCAATCCAAATGACATCGGGGGAGATGCAGACCCAGCAGATGTGATTCAGGATTTCTTAACCAATTCTCGCTACGGCGCTGGCTTTCCATCGGCTAGTCTCGATACGGCTAGTTTGATGAATTCGCCAAATAGTTACGCGAACTACACCCAAGCTCAAAACATTGGTTTTTCAGTCTTGCTTTCACAGCAAGCACCTGCCCGCGAGACGTTAGCCAATTGGTTGGCTGTAACGAATACCGCAGTTTTTTGGAGCGAAGGCAAGCTGAAGTTCAAACCCTTTGGTGACGTTGCTCTGAGTTATGGTGGCATCGACTATGTGCCCGACAACATAGTCGAATACAACCTTGGAGACTCTGACTTCATCGTCTCAGGGGATGAAGACCCCATCATCATTAGTCGTCCTGATTCACTGGACTGCTACAACACCTACCAATTAAAAGTTCTCGATAAAAACAACGAGTACAACTATGCGGTAGTTGAGTCTCAGGACTTGGCAAGCGTCTACTCCATCGGAATACGGTTAGCACCTGCAGTCGAAGCAAGTTTCATCTCTACCCCTGAGATTGGTCGCTTGTGCGTTGAGTTGATGAAAAACCGTGGTCTATACGTCCGCAATCATTTCACCTTCAAGCTGGCTTGGGAGTATGTGCTCCTCGAACCAATGGACATTGTGACCCTCACGCAAAGCGACATGGGACTGAATCAGTTACCCGTTCGTATTCTCAGCATCACAGAGGATGCCGATGGCATTCTTGAATTTGAAGCTGAAGAATATTTGCAAGCCGTTCAATACGCCTACGACTACAACACCCAAGTCTCCGAAGCCACTCAGAGTTCAGGGTACACACCACCCACGGACACATTCACGCCCGTTATCTTTGAACCTCCATATTCATTGATTAAAAATGTGGGTGCTCAAGTTTGGGTAGCTGCAGGTGGTGCAGCGGGCACATGGGGTGGATGCCAAGTTTGGGTTTCCATCGATGGAGAAAACACATACAGCTACGTTGGTTCAATAACAGGTGGTTCACCCATTGGTGTTCTTACTGCGACGCTGCCAACTTATGTGGGCGCTAATCCCGACGATACCAATACCTTGTCAGTCAACTTGACGACCAGTGGCTCGCTTCAAAGCTACTCAACAGAGGATGCCCAAGCCTTCAGGTCGCTTTCCTATGTGGATGGTGAGTTACTGTCCTTTAGAGATGCCTACCAAGTAGGGGATGGACTTTATGACGCCTATTCCCTTTACCGTGGCGCTTACGGCACGACCGTCGCAGAGCATTTAGCTGCAACGCAATTCGCACGGCTTGACTCGAATGTTTTGCGCTACACATTCCCAACGACCTTCACAAGCGGACAGCAAATCTATGTCAAGTTGCCCGCATTCAACGTCATTGGCAATGCCGTGCAGGGTCTAGATATTGTTGCGGGTTACCCATACACCATCACCAACGTGGGAAATCATGTGCCGTTTTTCTTGAGCACGTTTGTATCAGGCGTGCCACCCATCAACTCGCCAATCTACACCTACATCGCCACACACGGCTTCTTGTTGCCCACTGACTTAGCAGGTACGTCGTTGACCTTTGCAATCAATCCAAGCTCACCAATGAGCTTCAGTGTTGACAAGAATGGAGTCTCTTTCGGCACGATAAATGTCAGCACCCTTGGCGTCGTGACATTGACCGCAACCGCAACCTCCTTTGCTATCGGTGACACCTTCTCAATCATCACGCCAGCAGATTTATTTGGCATTGCGGACATCGCATTCAGCATCGCAGGGACTGCACAGTAAAGACCATCATGGAAACACAAAACATCATCGCGCTTGTAGCTCTTGTCATCACCGTGGTAGGTGGTGGGTTCATGTGGTGGGTCAACATCTTCTTTGCCTCAGAGAACCGAATCCTCGCCAATGTCAAAAACATTGAGATTGACATGCCCACCAAATACGTCTTGAAGACTGAGCTGCGTGAATTGCTGCTGGACTTCAAACAAGACAACGATGCCTCCCACTCTGAACTCAAGGAGATGGTCAAGGGAATTGCGGATACACAGCTCAAAATCATGCTCAGTCTTGACTACAAGGGCAACAAGTGAATGAGCTACTAACCCAACTATTGACGGGCAAGGATGGGGAAACCCATGACATTGCCCGCTGGAGTTGGGTCATATCCTTTACCGTCTTGGTAGGAGGAGCGGTTTGGAATGCCTACACAAGCAGAATTCTTGGACTCAGAGAATTCGCTGAATCGGTCGGCATCGTTGCTGCAGCGCATGGCGCAGCTCTTTTTGCCAAGAAAGATACTGAACCCACCAAGGACGCAAGTGCTCCCCCAGCTTCCTGACAGGCTCACCACATGAGCTTCCCACGAAAGAATTGAATGACTGATAAGAAGCCAACGTGTCAGGTTTGTCGGCTGCGACCTGCAGACGTCAAAGGCAAGAACAGCAAAGGCGCACCCCAGTGGCGCTGTCAAACCTGCCATGACTTGAAGAACCGAGTTGGGTTCACCAACAAAAAGCAATGACTACCCCCTACAAGCTCCTCGCCATTTGTGGATTGCTGCTGGGTGTCTTCTTTTCAGGGTGGCATCTTGGCTCGAAGCTCAAGCAAGGGGAGTGGGATGCTGAGAGGGCGTCCAGCGCTGTCGCTTTAGCCAGTGCTATCGCTGACGGCAATGCAAAGGTGCTTGCCACTGAGCACGCCATGCAAGCCCGAATAGCGGGTATCGGGACGGTCTACGAATCCAAACTCAAGGTGCAACAAGATGAAAAAACTCGGCTTCAGTCTCTTAATGCTAGTCGCGGGATGTTCGTCAACGTCACCGCCCCAGCTTGTCCAAGTGCCGAGCGTGACGCTTCCACCCCCGCCAGCCGAGGTGATGGTCAAACGAGAGTCAGACTTTCAGAAAAGGATGGAGACTTTCTTGTCTCCCTTGCCGCAGACGCTGACCAAGTAGCAGGGCAGCTTGCAGCGTGTCAGGCGGTCGTCTTGTTAGACAGGGTGGTCAAATAGAGACAGTTATTGAGTTGAGATACATTTACACCACTGGCAACCACCTTTTTGTCTAGTGAATAGTGGAAGCCAAAGTTAAGTAAAAGGGAGTGATTATGAAAAGTATTCTTTCAACCATTATTTTTTGTTTGTCCTGCTCATTTGCCTTTGCTCTTGAGGGCGACTATGTTTGCTCTGGTGTTGGATTGAGGCTCTTGGGCGAAAAAGCACTCTATGCGGACAAAGAGTTGGTTTTGTGCGGAAAGGTTGGAGTTACTAGCCTCTACGCAGAATCGTGTGTAGAAAAATCAGTCCGAAAATTTGCACTGGCTTTTGATGAACTGGCTGAGAATATTCGTGTTCTAAAAGATGACAAAGAGCGCTTTTATGTTTGTCACAAGAAATAACGTCTAAGCCTCTTTGTCAGACTTCTTGGCATTTAGACAGTTAGAACATGTCTATTACTTCAAACTCTTTCAACTTTATTGATGGTCGTCGTCCGATGAAATCTTCTACGCATTCAAAGTTGTAAGCTAGATGATGATTAACGGTATCGGCAAACAATCTACCTCCATCCGTGTGGATTTCAGCTTCAACTTGAACGCCAATAGAACTTTGAGCGGGAACAGCTTTGTAGGTTGCCAAAAATACATCGCCACAAATCATTGCACTTGCGGCTGAGAGGTCAATGCCGTATCCCTGACCTCTAAATTCAGGGAAAACATAAATCATTTCAATGTCAACTTTGAATTGATAGTTCCGTGTACCTTTGTCTTTTGAGATTTTTATTTCAAATTCTGAGTATCCAACGGGATTGCGTCCGTCGTATACAACAGCAATCAACCATTGACCTTCTATAAACTGCGGAAACTCAAAATCGGAGTCGCTGTCATAAATGCGTTTCCAACTCCTATCAAAGTTGCGCTTTGTAATGTGATGCCTCCATCTGTCCACTCCTTTTGACGCTTGTTCAATAAGTGTCGTGAGTGTTTTAGCGCTTGTTTGTCGTGGATTGATTTTTACGGTTGAGTCACCGCGCATAGCGGTAAAGCGGTCTGTATTTTTGTCAGCAATCGAGAGGCAGTATTCGTCTCTAACACTTGCATCAATTTTTTTAACAAGTGATAAACCGTCACTTTTCAATTGCGTCTCACCGCCTGAAAAATGTTCAGGCTTGAGCATCGTCGTAGGTTGTAGTTTGAGCATCTTTTAGGTTCTTGCGTTAGCTCTATACGTGGGGGCTAAACTGAGATTCAGTACCTAAATGGTCAAAATAAAACATGTATTTGTTGCTGAAAACCACCTTTTTAGTAGCTCTCATTTAGCTTGTTTTGCAGCTCATTGTTTGGGGCTGAAAAGCAGTAAAAATCATCTTAATATTAAACTACCATAAAGGTATCGTACCATTTAAGTGGTAGTATTTCTGTACGAACTTGTACCTTGCAGTTTTAAAAACTTCAATATAATCAATGAGTTACAAGACCACTTATTTTTGGAATCTCGTACAATTACTGGGAGCTAAGTGTATGATTCATAACGAAATAATGATGTCTAGATGCGTTGGCTACGAACCAAGGGGTCGTGGGTT